TTACTCCTGATAGCCCCTATTATGCCTATAAATTTAGAGGAATTGTTCGGGACTTAAGAGATGCTCAATATCTTTATAACAGACTAAAAGTCAGTGACCTAGATATTCTTGAGAGCCAGCAGCAGGGACTCAAGATCAAAGAAGGTGCGCTTGTAACGCCAGAGGATGGCCTAAATCAGGGTCATGGCCGAATGCTCGTTGTCAGCAAAAAAGCTGCAATGGAGGACGTCCAACCTTTAGATATTCGTCCCCCGTCGCCAGTTATGTTGCAGATGGAAGAGATGTTAAAGCAGGCAATGGGCGAGATTTGTAATATCACGGATGCAATGCTTGGGATTGAGGACAGTAGCGCTTCTGCCATTCAGACGATGGTTAGAAATAGCGCTGGTGTAACTACTCTACAGCGTCTTTTCGATCAGTTTGACGAGGCACAACGTCTTTGTGGTGACATTATCGTAGAAATGATACAAAAAAACTGGACATATGGAAAGATCAGACAGGTTATTGGCGAGGAGCCTACGGCAGAGTTCGATAATAAAGCCTTCTTTAAATATGGTTGCAAAGTCGTACAAGGAATTCTTACAGAAACACAGCAGCAAATGGAATTACAGCAGCTGCTTTATCTTCGTGAAACTACCGGAATTAACATTCCATCCGAAACAATTCTCAAAGCCGCTACCTTACAGAATAAAGACGAGCTCATTAAAGCGGTCGTTGAACGCGAACAAGCCGAGCAGCAGCAGGTGCAGCAAATGCAGCAATTGCAGATGCAGCAACTGCAAGTCGACACTGAGACCAAGCTTGCATATGCACGATCCCAAGATGGTCTGGCTAAAGAACGCGTAGCGAAGATTCAGACGGATAAAGCGGTTGCGGTGGATAAATTGCGCAGAGCTCACCAAGAAGACACACACAGTGCCCTTAACGTTATCAAAGCTCTAAAAGAGCTTCAAGGGATGGATCTAGATAACATGGTTCGTGAGCTTGAGCTTATTAATGGCATCACACAGGCAACGCAGGCATCGACTCCAACCGAGACAGGAGGAAGCATGCCAGTAGAACAGCCGCGTATGGATCAGCAAAATCGATTACAAAGCGCGATGGGAATGTAAATACTACTTTGCAAAAATAGTTTTACAGATTAACTTAAAGAAAAAGCAACAACGTCACTAGAGGACAATAAAATGGCTATGAATAAAAAAGGATACGTTCAAGGCGATATGAAAGCTGACGTGAACGATTATCAAAAACCTATGTCGAACTACAGCCAATCTGATTTCAATAAGACGACTGAGTATGTTCCTCGTCAAAATCAGTTTGTGAATAAAGAATCTTCTAAGATTAAAGGTCAATCTTACAAGGGACGTTATTCATAATGGCTAAAGCAAAAATCCCCGTACAAAAGGGTAAGATTAAACCTAAGCAGATGACCCAATATATGGAGTCTACCGAAATGAAAGAGGCGAAGGGCAAAAAGATGAATAAAGCCCTCAAATCTGGAATGGAGCTTAAGAAGAAATCTCGTTCAGCTTGTTAATTTAGTTAGTTGTTTTTTTTTCATTCTATCCTCCTTTGTTTTCTGGCGACTGTAGTGCCTCACTATTACAGTCGCCTTTTTATTTTAACTTGATATATAATTAAAAATTAACCAGGGGGACTTTTGGAAAATCAAAGTAAATATGATCCAACCAGAAAAACTGTTGGGGCTATCTATCGGGATGCTCAGTTAAATAACACTGAGGATTATGTACAGGTGGGAGACATGACGCGCGAGATCATGTCTAGCCTGGTGGAAGACCTAAATGAGACGATTCAGTCTAAGCCATTCGGCGAAAAACCATTCTATATAACGATTCACGAAAAGCGCGATTTGCAAATGAAAAATGCGTTCCTCCGGCGCATGATTACCACGCAATACCGTCCGTGGCCTGAGGATGATACTGTCGTGTTCTGGGTCGATCCACCCTCCAATACGGTCAAATTCTGCTGGTGTCTACCGCATGCTTCCCAAATGGAAAACATTATCAACAACCCGCTGCTATATAAGGATCAATTGCCTGAAGTTTTAGCGTACAGAGCTTTTGACCTTTACTATTTTGGATTTCTCAAAGACGAAATGGGTAACTGGTATGCAAATGATAAATTTGAAGATAAAAAGCTTGAGTCCAATAAGCCTACGATTCTATCTTCCAGCGGGATTGCCTATTGAACGGATTGGAGTGTGAGCTAATCTTGCGGGGCCAGTAGTCTTTCCGTTGTTTCTGCCACCCAATCCCAGCGCATTCCTCGCAGCAAAATACTGTTTTGGGTGGCTTTACTTTATCTCCGCATATCTTGCATTTTGTGTCTTTTTCTACAGGCGGCGGTTCATTTACCTCGGTCTTTCTTTTGTAGACACATTTATAGCACTCATCGCTATTCAATAAAAAATCATCATCTTTTCTATCTTCATTGCAAACTTTACACAGCATGACAGCTCAAATTTTATTGTTGACGTAAAAATAAATTATAACTTATTGGTTAATTAAATTTCCAAATACTAGTGTTGGAAATGTAGGTAGAATTGCTCTCACCAAGCGTAAAGGAAAAAGATGACTGAAGGTTTAGAAAATCAATTGGGTGAAAACGAGACCCCAGCTCCAACAACTGATAGTCATGAAGTGCCAGTGGTACAGGATGCCGCAGCAAAGCAAGAGGCCAATAGGGCCTGGGCTGAGATGCGGGTACGTAACAAGCAGCTTGCAGACGAGTTGCGGGCGCAGCGAGAGGAGTTTGAGAAGTGGAAAGCTTCCCAAGCACCGAAAGAGGTCGATGAGTTCGATGTAATCGGCGATGACGAGTATATTCCGAAGGGCAAGGTGGCCAAACTTGTTCAGAAGAAAGCAGCTCACATTGCGGAGGAGATTGCGGAACGCAAAGTCAATCAAATGATGGAGCGCCAGCATCAATCCCAATTCTTAGACAGATTGCAGCGTCAGTATTCCGACTTTAAGGATGTTGTTACACCTGAAACATTGGCTTTGCTCGAAGAAAAAGACCCAGAGCTAGCCGATACGATTGCGAGCATGAAAGACCCCTACACAATAGGACTTCAAAGCTATAAATACATCAAAGCGTTAAATTTATCCGAGAAAGTCGCTGATTCTCGCAGGTCAAAGGAAGTAGACAAAAAGCTAGCGGAGAACGCTAAAACCGTTCAATCGCCGCAAGCTTATGATAAGCGTCCTATGGCTCAAGCGTTTCAGATGACACAGGCGGAGAAAAGCGCTCTCTACCAAGAGATGATGGGTTTTGCGCATCAGGCTGGCGGTGGGTTTTAACCATTAAAGGGTAAAACCATGACCGTTTCTATTGCAACAATGCCGCCGCAAATTCAGCAGCGGTACAATGCGAAACTCTTGAGTACTCCTGAACACAACCTGATTCACATGCTATTTGCGACTCCGGTTGAGCTTCCCGATAATCAAGGTTTCATCGACCGTCAATCGCGCTACGACAGGTTAGACCTGTTTGCAACGCCTCTTGACGATGCACAAACTAACCCACCTGCTCAGCAGTTAAACAGGGTCGACGTGGATTATATAGGCAGTCCACGGTTTAGTGATTTCTTACTTTGTGCCGCGTAAGAGTTTATGCCACCTATATTGTTTTAACAAGACAGGTGACAATCACTAACGAGGATTAACATTGAGTCCTCGATAAATCTGCTCTGATTGACATGGAAGGCCTAGCGAAATCTAGGTTCACATGGGCGAAGATCATAAACCGCGTTTATTAAGGAATTTTAATTGAGAACAGAGGTCTTCACGAAGTTTAATAACATCTTGAGGAACACCTTTTCTACCATAATAGGTTTCAAAGGTTTTTCTGAACTCAATCATAATCTGAATATGGGATTTTTTTATAACCATGTAGGGAAGAATTTTTTCAAGAATATCATCCATAAGATTTCGAGTGGTATACCATTCAAATCTAGGTTTCCATTTAGGATTAGATGTTTTTCGATTAAAAATCATTCCTCCAAAAATCAGATGAATCCAGTCATGGAGAAGTTTGCTTGTGGTTATAAGTTGCAATCTTGGAAAAAAATCTGTGTGACCGTTGCGTGTTTTTCTTTTGTAAATATATACGCAACCTTCACCGTCGATAATTCCAGCAAGATAAGCCAGTTCAGTTTCACTCCACATATAATTACTCCTAATTTTGAGAATATTATATATAAAAGCGGATTTATTGTCACGCTAAACGACTTAGCGAGCAGAATTCCTTATGGAATATGCGAAAGTCTGAACCGCGACAATACAAAAAATCGCGGAGGGAGATCCGAAGAGATTTCCCCGCCAACTGTATGGAAATTCCGTATAGTTGGTCACAAAAGTAACAGATTGCCAGTGTTAAACAGCGCAGCCGCTCGTCTTGGACAAGCTATGCGTGAAACGCAAGACGTTCTGGTCCGCGATGCTCTTGAAGCAACAGCGTCAGTTATTAACTGCGTTGGTGGAACCAATGGCGACTTGCCAACAGAAATGTCGATTAGCGACATGGACGACGTTGTTACTGTTCTACAGAACAACAGTGCTGAATACATCACCAATATGGTTGATGCGTCGAACAAATTCGGTACAGGTCCAATTGGCGATGCGTACGGGATGATGTGTACTACACGCATGATTCCTGTGCTTAACAACATCAGCGGCTTCAAACGTAAGTTTGAATACGGTCACACTTCTCCTACATTAAGTACGGAGTGGGGTGGCGTGAACAACGTGCGTGCGTTCGTTTCAGAGCAAGGCTCTGTTACGCCGAATGCCTCGTTGCTCGGCAATGATGTTGCAAACTGCTTCGTAGCGGCTAAAGAGTCCTACAAAGTGGTATGGCAAGCAGGCGGTAAAGCTAAGTTTATTTACCTCCCACCTGGATACAATAATGATCCGTTAGATACTCTGTCTCAACGAGATGCGGATCTAAAACCTTCTCTGATTGACTTGGAAGCCTACGGTGAAAGCTATGGCGACAGGGCGCAAGCTGCGTAGGCGGCAGCGTGAGAGACTAAGTGAGAGGGACGCCAAAAATGGCGTATGCGATAGTCCGAACCGTTCAACGAAAGGAACGGAAGTAGGCAGAAATGACCTACTCACTCGAAAGAGTGGTAACAGATTGGTATGTTGAGACATACAGCAGGTTGTTCGTTGACTGATAAGGCGAACATTAAATCTTGGGTGATTGACTTGGAAGCCTGTGATTATGCAATAGCTGCATAATTATGGCGACAAGGCGGAAGGAATATGATACACTTACTCTGATAACAATGGAGTTATAATGAGTAAGATATGTACCAAATGTAAGACAGAAAAGCCATTTAACGAGTTCCGTAAAAGTGCTCGATATAAGGATGGTCATTATTCACAATGCAAACAGTGCATTCGAGAATATGAGAAAGCGACAGAAGATCGAGAAATAAAGCTAGAGTCTCGGAAAAGATACCGAGACCGGAATAGAGAAAAGATACGCCTTAAGGATAGAGAGGCTTACGCAAAGAACCCTGAAAAGTTTAGAGCTAAGGCCCGAATAAGCCAAAAGAAATATTTTAACACTCCTAAAGGGAAAATGAAATATAAACTAGAGGCTTTAAAGTTAAGGCAGGTGTATCCAGAGAAAGCAAGGGCTAGAAGTCTTCTTAGCAATGCGGTTTGCAAGGGAAGAATTCAAAGACCTAAAAAATGCTCTCTTTGTTTCTCAAATGGGGGTGTGATTCAAGCCCACCATCATGACTATTCCAAGCCTTATGATGTGGTCTGGGTCTGCAAAAGCTGTCACATAATGGTGCATAAAAAGATCAAATCCACCGTGAGAGACTAAGCCCTGAGACCCCGAAAGGGGATGCGATAGTCCAAACTACAGAGGAAACCTGTAGAGGGGAATCCGAAGCGGTTCTCCCGCCATCGAAAGATGGTCAGTAGGAATGGCCGACCGAAAGTAATAGCATGTTTACCAAGGCCAATGTATTACTAACGATCTTTGGTTACAAAACCTCAGATCAACCGGAATTTAAGGAGGAACCATGTTGCCATATTCAATTATTGAAGGTGGATCGTTTACCTCCGATTCCACGTTACAAAAGCAGGTTGCTTTGTCCTGCGAACCGGATTTTTTCTGGATTCGCAATAGAACTGCATGGGGTGACGATGCGGCTGAGACTTCGGTTGAGAGCTGGTATCGTCGTGGCATGGCTGCTGGTGCGGCGCAGACTGTTGATCAGGCTGTGACCACAGGCATTATGTCAACCGAAGCTGTAACAAGTGGCGGGTTTACGTTCATTGATACTGCCAATCCTCCGAGCTATGCTGCATTAGCGACAACGGCGATTTCTGGTAACGCTGGTACGTTTGTTGTTACGATGGCAAACACTGGCTCTATCGTAGTTGGCGATTATGTTCGTCTATATGCAACGACTGGTGAATTGCAGATTGCGGGCTATGTATTCCAGGTGACGGCTGTGACGACTAACGTCAGCATCACATTGGGCTATATGGCATCTGGCGGTCAGACATTCGCGGCCGATGCGACGGCGGGTCAAGTTAAGAAATTTATTCCTAACTTGATGTACCCACGTTGGGCATATATTGCGAATATCAGCGCTGCTGCGCAGGCTGTTGTTCATTTCACTGCGAAGAATGACTTTACACCAGGCGAGATTGTATCTTTCCGTGTACCAAGCGAATTCGGAATGGATGAGATCAACAACCAACAAGCGCGTGTTTTGAGCGTAACAAACAGCTCCACTGTGTCATCGATCACGATTGATCTTGATACTAGCGGATACACTGCTTTTGCGTTCCCAACAAGCGCTGTTGCTGCGGCTGGTGTCAGCCCTGCTGTGTGCGTGCCATCATCTTCGGGTGTTGTGCCGCTTGCTGGTAGTGCGACAAATCCGCAACAGCCTCCTGGAACTAACTTGCTTGATGCGTTCGATGATCGCAATAAGTACGTTATGTACTGTGGAAGCAATGTTGTTACTTCATCTAGCGCAGTTTATGACTGGGTTGCATGTAAATATGACAAATTCACTCAAGAATAGTGATTATGCCCCCTCTTCGGAGGGGGTTTTTTTATGTAAACCCGCTTTACTTTCAAAGGATTTATTATGCAGATTATTCAATATAAGAAGGCACAGACTAACACGGCCTCCCCAGAGAAACGGGAAGAGTTGGTTAGAAAAATGCGTAAAGAGCATGAAAAGCTTGTTAAAGGCATGTTCGAGTTTGTCGATGCTCAAGGTGGCTGGCTGGATTTCTCCTATAGATGGTTTAAGGACGATCTGTTATCTACCTATAAATTAACTCATGGCGAGATTTGTGAATTGCCAATGGGGATTGTTAAACATCTTAACAATACCTATAAGAAGGTCAGGACAACAACGGGTCAGATGGGGCCTGATGGCAAGCCTATCATGACGTTGACAAAGACCTCGCGAGTTAGATTTACACCTGTGGAAATGATGTAATGACCAATATCCCTTATCCAAGAAACGCGCTAATCACGGACATAACGCAGGCCATTAAGGCGGTCGTGACGTTCACTGAGGCGCCTACTTTTTCGATAGGGGAAATTATTTCGTTTCGCACAAGTAAAGCTGATGGCATGTATGGGTTGATAAATAATCAAAGAGCTCGTGTCTTAGAGGTAAGTGGCGACACTGTAACGGTTGATTTGAACACATTGGGTTATGGCTCCTTTGTTTATCCGTCCCCTGCTTTAACACCTCCTATGGCTGTTCCTTCGGCTTCAGGAATCATCCCTGGTCTGTATCCTAGCACAATGAATCTACAGGATTCGAATGATATGAGGAGAGAGTAGATGGCTATAGCGACGTTACAGGCGATCATTGATAAGGTCAGGCGGCTGACTGGTTCGGCAAATGCTTATCAGTTAACGGACGCTCAAATCATTGATTATATCAATAGCTTCTACCTTTATGACTTTCCTGCTCAATACCGATCGCTTAAGCTAAAAGACAAATATACCTTCAATACTATCCAGGGCATCGATACATACCCCTTCGATAGCGAACACTATTCAACTGTGCAGATGCCTTGCTACTGCATGAAGCGAGAAATCAAGCTCTTTAATGATCCTTGGTCTTTCTATGGAGCGTGGTTCAACTGGCAGCAACAGCAGAATTTTGCGTTTGGCGATGGAACGACAGGACCCTATGGAGCTACGCTTAACTCTATTCCCTTGATCCGTAGCGTAAACAACAATCCAATTGTGGAGACTACGCTTTCGTATACGGGAGATTATTTAACAACTTCGGCTCCAGCACAAAAACCGAGCTTCCAGCAAGCAATTCCTGGTCGGGTTCAGAATGTGCTTATCACCGCTAATACAGCTGCTGGGACGTTAAATGTTACCGATGACGGCAATGGAACATTAATCGGAGATTGTACGACTGGTACTATTAATTACTTAACAGGTGTAATAGCAAACTTGAGGTTTACTCAAGCAGTTCCGCAAGGACAAGCAATCCAGTGCCAATATAATCCAGTACAGCCAAATATTCCTCTGGCAATCATGTTTTTCCAAAACCAATTTACACTGCGCCCTGTTCCTAATCAGGGTTATACCATCGAATTGGTTGCGTATAGGTTGCCTTCTCAAGTTTTGCTGGGTACAAACGATCCTGATGTCCCAAATTACGCTGGCGTGCCTGAACAAAATGAATGGTGGGAAACTTTAGCCTTCGGCGCTGCGAAAAAGATTTACCAAGACCGTTTGGATACTGACGGTGTGGCGGTTATGGACTTGAGTTTAGCCGAAGCCTATGCACTCAATGAATCTCGTACATATGCCCAATTGGGTACACGACAAATAGCAACTTTATATAGCGATCAACTCTCCCAGAACTACGGTACGGGTGGCTGGGGATTTGGTGCAGGAGCGTTTTAAATGCCGTTGGTTAAAGGTAAAAGTCAGTCTGCAATAAAAGAAAATATTGAAATAGAACGCAAATTGGGTAAAAAACCTAAAAAAGTTGCTGTAGCAATAGCCCTTAACGAAGCTCGCAAATCAGGATATAAGCCCAAGAAGAAAAAAGGTAAATAGCCATGACATTCGTCCCACAGCCAAATTCAGGCCAGACACTTGGTCAGACACGCGATCAGATGCGATCAAACACAAATTTATTGCGTGATGCTATCGCCGTTAACCACGTTGATTTGAACCAGTCAGATGTAGGAAAGCACAAGTTTGTTGTGATGCCGGTTCAAGTTGCTGCACCTACAACATTGGCAAACGAGGCAGCGACTTACTCAAAAAGCGTAGGTGGTAAAAGCCAAGTGTTTTTTATTAGAGATGCCACGGCGGGTACTGAATGTGCATTGACGGCTGGCGACACGTCTCAGGCTCAGTTCGCAGTAAATTCAATCGGCTATCAGACAAATTGTGATGGGGGTTGGACGTTTCTTCCTGGAGCACTTTATTTCCAATATGGAACACGGAATGCGCCTGGTAATGGAACTGCCACTGTGACGTTCCCAATTCCATTTCCCAACGCCTGTTTTTCTGTTGTTTTAACTGGAATGAGGAATAGTTCTAATGTTGACCAAATATATTTAGTATCAAAAACAGCGACCAATTTTACCTATCGAACAACTACCGGAGGCACTGGGTTCTCATCATTTGATTGGCACGCAGTGGGGAACTAATGCAACCATTACAGCCACATCTTATAGCTGGTTACGATTCAGGCGGTTTGATTCGCGATAAGAAGCCATTTCTTATTATGGATCAGGCTTTCACACGGCTTTTCAATGCCTATGTATGGAGGGATCGTGTACGCAAGCGAGAAGGTTTGAAGCTACTTGGGCGCCTAAGAATTGTTCTAACCGCCCAAGTATTGCCTGTCACAACAAATATCGACACCTATTCCATAGCAGATATTTTAACGACGCTGTCGTTGAGGGCTAGCGCACCAGATGCCGAACTGGCATTAGAAAGCTTAGTTATTACAATCGATAGCGGTGGTGCTAATGAAACAATTATTACTGATGTTGCAGGCACTGGGATTTTGGAAATAGATACTGGCGATCCGAACAACCTTAATTTTACTTCTGGCTATGTCAATTATGTGACAGGCGCCATCCATTTAACATTTGCAGCTCCTATCCCTGCTGGTCTTACAGTCAGCGCTGATTTCTATTACTATCCGACGCTTCCTGTCATGGGTATTTGGGAACGGGAACTTGGCACAATCAACAATGAGCAAACAATCTTTTGGGATACAGTCTACGACTATACAGATGCCGGCACAGGCTTTAACCAGTTGACTAGCACTGTTTGGGCTGGAACTGATGCTGATTTCTTCTCAGCGGCTAATTTTCGCGGAGTAAATCCGTATGATAGACTTTTCTTTGTTACAAATTTTGTTAATACCGCAACTAATCCAATGCGTTATTTTGACGGGGGTAGCTGGACTAATTTCGCTCCTCTTGTTAGTGCTACCGATACTCTATATCAAGCTCGAATATTGATACCTTATTATGGTAGATTAATTGCGTTAAATGTTTGGGAAGGTACTACGGCGGGAAGTTACGCAGGGGCTAATCATTATTTTAATAGATGTCGCTTTAGCCAAGTAGGAAGTCCAGTTCAAGCGGATGCTTGGAGATCGGATATTTTCGGTAAGGGAGGGTTTATTGATGCCCCTACTAACGAAGCTATAGTTAGCGCTCAATTCTTCAAAAACACATTAATAGTGCAGTTCGAACGTTCCACGTGGAACTTGAGATATGTGGGGGATTATGGTTTACCATTTATTTGGGAACGTATTTCTAGCGATTTTGGAGCTGAATCGACATTCTCAACAGTGTTATTTGATGGCGGTGTGCTTGCAGTTGGCGATCGGGCAATAGTGTCCTCGGATTCCCTTTCTGTTCAGAGAATTGACGAGCAGATTCCTGATCAAGTATTTGAGTTTAACAACCTCCAATCGGGTCCACAACGAGTAATCGGTGTTAGGGATTTTCAAAAGGAATTAGTATACTGGTGTTATTCTGATGGTTCTTTGAAGAGAAAATTTCCTAACTATTCTTTAGTTTACAACTACAAAAACAACACCTACGCTATATTCAGAAACAATGTGACATTCTACGGGACATATCAAGATCCAGGTGGTGTAACATGGGATTCTCTTACTACGTATTGGGATGACAATAGTGTTTATTGGGATGATGATCCCGATCTCGAACCTTTATTTCCTCTTACAGTATGTGGTAATCAAAAAGGATATGTTCATACCTATGGTTATACTAACTTAGACGAACCATCGTTACCGATCAAAGGGATAACTTTTCCTGTCGATATAACTCAGCCCATTTCCTTAAACATCCCTAACCACAATTTAGAACATGGTGAAGTTATATATCTCACTGGTTTGCAATTCTTGGATCTTTCAGATCCGGATAATCCTGTAGTAGTCCCAACCGATTTAAATGACAGAATATTTTCCGTTTCGGAAAGAGTTGATGATAATAACTTTACCATTGCGGAATGGTCACAACCAAATGGGCCATATGAAACAAATTATACCAGGACCCCAACGTCCGCTGCGACTTATGTAGGAAACGGTCAAGTGACACTCTTCCCTCAAATGTATATAGAAATGAAAGATTTCAACCCTTACATTTCGGCAGGAAATCAAGTAAAAATAAGTTACATCGACTTCTTGACCGATGTACCGGTTAGCGATCCAAATATTGAAATTGCGATGACGGTTAACATTTATGTTAACACCTCATTGGCCTTCATTGGAAATACACTAGTTGGAAACCGTGTAGGTACAACAACTTTGACATCTCCCTATTATGTTCCTGCATCAGAATATGTTTGGCATCGCTTCTATGCTACTTTAACCGGTCAGTTTTTGCGAGTTGCAATAACATATGACGACAAGCTAATGAATGACATTAACACTCATACATATGAATGGACGTTGAACGCTATCACCCTTTATACAAGACCAGGCGGCAAGACAATATTTTAGGTAATCTATGGCATTTTCAAGCGACCAGCCGCTTTTATCCAATCAACTATCTATCTCGGAAGATTTCCCTAGGGACATCGAAAAGTTTCCTGAGACAATGGTCAATCTTGACCTAACATATAAAAAGATAGCAAACGTCGTTAATACGAAGGTAGGGGGATTATATCAGCCCCTAGAATTGGCTACCTTTGAGCAATATCCCCTTCGCAGCACAACAGCTCCTTACCCCTATCTCCCTAACGAATTCGTAAACGTCTATCGAAAGACGATTGATTTCGGAGCTTTACCGAATGCAGGATTGAAGTCTGTAGCTCATGGTATCGCTTTCACCACAGCATACAAAGGGACGCGGATTTACGGTTGCGCTACCGACCCTGTAAATCGGCTTTACATTCCCCTTCCTTTCTCATCGCCGACGCTGAATAAAAACATACAGTTAGATATCGATGCGACAAACATCAACATCACAACCGCTATTGACTATTCTGCTTTTACACTGTGTAATGTGGTTATAGAATTTTCAAAGAATTGAGGTATAAAATGGCTAAAACGAACTGGTTGCGAACTGCTGGAGCGACTTTAGGGGGAGGAGCTTTGATCGGTGCATTAACGAATAAGCCAGCAAGAAATTTTCTTTTAGGTAGTGATCCGAAATTACAGACACCAACTAATTTTGATCCTAATCAGCAGGCTATACATAATCAGCAAGGGACGGCTTTACAAGGAGGCGGCGGCTATCAATCGCTGATTCAACAGTTACAACAGATGTTAGATCCTAATTCAGAATATCATCAGGCTTTCGAAGATCAGCAGATGGGTCAATTTAATGAACAAACGTTGCCTAATATTGCGGAACGGTTCGGTGGTGGTTACGGCGCTAACAGCGGCGCCTTATCATCATCAGGATTTGGTCAGGCACTTGGGGGAGCGGCCGCCGGACTACAACGTGATTTGGCAGTAAACAAAACAAATACCATTCAAAATGCACTTCAAAAGCTACTTGGGGAATACAGCGGTTACCAAGATAGAAATACATTTACCAACTATGAGCGTCAAGGTACTAAGGGACTAATTCAAGAACTATTGCCTGCGTTAATTCAAGCGTTTGCTAAGGGTGGTTAATTATGCCAAATCCAGGTTTTATTAGAGGCGGCGAAAGGCATAGAGGCAATATTGCTGGAGTCCTTGGACAGGCATTAGGACAAGGTTTAGGAGAATTTACAGGTCAGTACATGGCCGAAAAGGCGCTTCAAGAAGCTAAAGATAATCCTGAATATAAAAACGGCACTTTATCGGAACGCCTTAACTTATTGAATCAAGCGACAAGCCGATACGGTGAACGCGGCGCCAAGATGTTCAAGAATGAGGCGGCGATTCAGCAACAACAGGAAGAGGAGTTTATTGCATCTATCATACCTAAATTGCAAAAAGGTGAAAATTTGAGCCCCGATGAGAGAAAACGATTACCTCCTAAGTTGCAATTTGAATATGATAAAATTGAATACGAAAGGAAAAAAGAGGATCGAGAACTTAAAGACAAAAAGAAAGAAAATGATGCTAACATTATTGAATATGGTCGTAGAAACGGCATCGATGATAAACAAATTTTAGACTTCATCAATGCAGGTGGAACGTTTGCAGGGGCTAAGGAAGCATGGAAGCCTGAAAGTGCGACTAAGGATAATGAAATTGTAAAAGGATTACAGAAGAAGGCCGTTGAAATTATTGATAAGGCAGCGGAATACGAACCTATTTCTCAATCTTTAAACGAGATGAAAAAATTATCTAAATCATTTGAAGGTCCTAATGCTGCTAAGGGCTATATTCCTTTTACTAAAGAATGGGAAAAATCGGCAGAGTTCGAAGCGTTATCAGATACAGTAATGGAACCCGTATTTGAACTATACAACCCTCGAGGTACTCTTGCTCAATCAAAGGTAACATTATTACGTAAACGATTGAAACCAAATTGGTATGACGATCAAGCTACTATTAACTCTAAAATAAAATCTTTAGAATCATTAATAGATCATAAAAGACAACTAGCACAAAAATATAAAAAATTAATTTCTAAATATAATGGCAATCCTCCGGCATCAGAATTAGTAAATTTAGATGAAGAAGATGAACGTTTTATTGAAAAAATTGAAAACAAAGAGTTGAATATACCCAAAAATGTCAGTGAAAACGATAATTTAACTCCTCCTCGTTCTGATGGTAAAATAAAGGTAAAAGATAAACAAACTGGTAAAGAGGGTTTCATTATCCCTAACAAAGGGTGGGAGGAACATTTTGAGCGCATATAATGACCCCTACCAATTTGAAGATTTAGAAAATGATCCTTTTCAATTTGAATCTGCCGAAACCGAACGCGAAGAAGAAAAGAAAAAAAAACCTCGTGAAATAGTTGCTCCCTATCCTGAAAAAGAACGTAATATATTTGGCGTGCCCCAAGCAACTCCTCGTCATCTTGCAGCCGAATTGGGAGAAGTGGGTAAAGGTGCTTTATCCTCTCTTACTTTTGGCGCTAGTGAACAGCTAACACCAAGCCATTTGTTTGAACCCCTTAAGCAGGTCTTGCCAGAAGGCTTTTTCGAAGGTAGTAAAGCTGCTAATTCACAAGAAAAATTTTTGAAAGAGGATGAAAGAGTTCCTGGATATGCGGCTGGCCAGCTTCTTGGTTCTTTACCCTTTCTTGAAGGTGCTGGCGTTCCGATAGTTAATGCCTTTAAAAATGCTGCCGCAAAATCCCCTTTTTTTCCTAAAGCAGCAGAGGCAGCGGGACGGCTTGCAGGTTGGGGAACTGTAGGTGCAGTGGAGGCATCAGCTAAAGACTTGGCAAAGGGGGAATATCCCGATCCTGCGCATATAGCGCAACATGCATTCACTTATGCTGTTTTAGATGGGGCATTACAAGTAGTGGGAAAAAGTTTTGGTTTTGTTAAATCCCTATTTCAAAAAGCAGATTCTACAAAAGAACCAGTTTTTAAAGTTTTAGAAAAAACTATAAATGAATTATCTAACGAATCTTTTGAAAAACCACAAGATTTAGTACAAAGAGCATTTAATATTTTAGAAGAAAATGGTCAACGTCTCAAACCTGCAACAAGAGATGTTAAGGTTACAAATTTAAACCCTATAGATGCTCGCGCTAAATCTGAAGCTCCAATCGCTTCTGTAGGAGAACCCACGCAGCCGAAAAATGAAGGATTTCGAGCAAAGCTACTTTCAGAACCTGCGGAAAAGCCTGCTATTGAATTACCAGAATCTAAGTTGAGCGAAGAGGTATCCGAGTTCGCACCGCGGTATGAGGACAAAAAAAGCTTTGGAGAGGGTCTTACTGAAACTTTAGAGAGCAATTTTGCAAAAGAAAAAGAAGTATATGATAATCTTTACAAACAAACAAGAGACGATCTACAACAAGCATTCTTAACTCCACGCAATAGCGCTAAAAAAGTTGCTGATGCCGTCAAGGATATTCAAAAATTTAAAACAAAACCTGCTGGTTATGAAAAATTTGAAAAGGATGCTGTTAAATTCCTAGAAGATGCTGGGTATACAATTCAAAGAGATCTCGGGACAGGAAAAATTACTGACATAATAGGACCTGCTAGAGGATCATCTACCTTATCGGCATCTGATGCAGTAGAACTTTCTCGACGTATTAGCGAATTCGTGGATTATGAAGCCGTAGAACCATCAATAAAAAAAGTTTGGAGTGCTGTAGCTAAATCATTAAAAGAAGAGGCAAAGGCAGCTTTAGGTAAATCCAATCCCAAAGCTCTAGAGGTATTTGAAAAGGCCGAGAGAGCTTATGAAAATACTGCTAAACGCTTTGGAACAGATAGTGTCAAATCGGCACGGTATACCGAACTGCCATCAGATACAGCTAAAATGCTTACTCATCCTGATAAACTCGAACAGTTAAAAAACGTTTTAGAACCTGGTCAGTATAAAATAGTGGAAAGGGAGGTTTTAGAAGCTTTACACGAGTCTAATGACCCAGCTAAATTATTCAGAGAAGTTAAAAAGCAATTATCTCCTAAAGCTCAAAAACTAGGGGAAAAGATAGTTAAACAACATACATTGGATAAAGAACTATCTAAAATTAATAGTATTGATAAGCTTAAACAGGTTATTAAGAATCCTGAAATAAGAGCTTTAATAGAAGAAAGAGGTGGAAAGGGAACTGTTGAATTTTTAACTAAGTTACCAGAATACCAAAAGAAAATTGAGTTATTTGATAAAATAGTTACCAACAACCCTGAGAAATTTAAAAAAAGTGTCGGTGATTTTTACAAAACACGTAAATCCTCTTTTGGAAGACAACCTACTAAAGTGGAAAAAGGCACGGCTGAAACTTTTGAAAGGTTAGGAAAGACTAAAGAAACAGAATATGGAGAGCAACGGCTACAGCGTATTAAAAAAAGTCGACATCCTCTTAGAGAAGGAATACAGGGATTATTTGAAGAGTTCGGTCTTAAAGAAAATAAGGCAAGCAAACTAGCCTCAAATCTGCTTGGAATTCCGAAAGTAGGTACAGATGTATTTACTGCTTGGTGGTGGAACCCCCGACTCCGCCGATCATTTGAAAAGGCGATGAAATCTTCTAGAGATCCATTAACATTTTACGAAGCCACGCGAAAATTTGCTAAAGATGTTGGCGAAGAAGAAGATGTTAATCGTTAGCGGTAATTAACAATAAAATTATTATTATAGTTGTCCAAGATAAATACATCTTATCTTTCCTTATTTTTAATTCATCCATTTATAAATATGTGGAGCGACATCTTCTCTCCATTCTTTTACTTTTGACAATTCCAACATTAGTTTTAATTTGCATTCATTTTTTAATTCATAAAATATAAATATTTTAAATAAAACATCACTTAAAGTCCATTCTTCCCAACCACTTAAAAAATTTCCAATATCTTGTGAATAGTGTTTATATAAATGGTGGTTTTCTTCTGGAGTTCGAAATGGACAAACTAATATGTCATTGATCGTTCCCTGTTCGCATGAGAAAAGAATACGAATTTGGTTTTTTGGATATGCTTCAACATATCCTAATGAACGTAAGCATTCTTCATAATGCTCAACTGGTTTTTTATTTTTTGTCATCCCAAACATTTTACCAAAAATTTCTCTATGTTCAGGATTGCATTGTATATCCTTAAATATATTATCCACTTTAACCTGCCTTTGATTCATTATTATGTTTAATAGCGCAGCATTCTTTTGCTGAAAATGCACCTTCCAATCTGCAAAGTCTGCGATCAATATCGGTGATTTTTTCTTCTATTTTATCAAATCTTTTATCAATTTGTAGCCACATTAAAACCATCAAACCAAAACCACCACCCAATATCCATAAAATAATATCTATTTTTTCCATCATTTTCTCCTTTTTGTCATAAATTGTACCATACAAGAGAATTTACTACAACACTATTTCTATTCATTATCGCTTGACATATCACGTTTTACACTGCAATTTTTAATTTAACAACGAAGAGGTTAACCATGTTATTTTCCAGACCTGTAGATGTACTCGGAGGCCCACGTCAACAACTCGGCCCAATCCCTTTTCCCTTGAATCGTGCGCCGGCGACTAGCGACATCGATTATCCTATGGGGCAGATTGTCGTGAACCCCCTGACACACACATTTTATGGTCTAGGACAGAAATCGGCTGGCGCTGCTTACTGGGTTGATCTAGGGTCTAGCGAGTTCGGTGCAGTTGAAACATTAACAGGCGGATCAGGCGGGGTTCTTTACCCAACTAATCATAATTTTAATCTTTTAGGTACAGCTAACCAAATCACCTCAACTGGATCGGGCAGCACGATCACGTTTAGCATCCCTTCAGCGTTCATCGCACCAGGTTCGATTGCATCGACGACGACGATTACGGCAGCTACAGGGCTAATTGTTACAACTGGCGGAGTAACGGTAAACGGTGGCGATATTATCAATTCGCACAGCAATGCTGGCACTGACGTTACTATCGAGGTCACCAACAGTGACAATACTAACGGCGCTTCACGAGCTGGGGTTGAAATTGCTACAGGTGGTGCATCTGGAGGCGATCCATACCTGAGTTTCCAAATTTCAGGTGTTGGCGCTTCGACAATGACGATGGGGCTAGACAATAGCGCATCTGACCTGTTTGTCATTTCAAACAGCGCTGCAATCGGTACATCAAACGCACTCACGCTGTCGCAGGCTGGTGCTTTAGGTGCTACAACCTCTATCACGGCTGGAACGTCACTTACAGCTACTTTAGGGGATATAACTGCAACAAATGGTAATTTGGTACTAAATACAGCGGGAAACAAAATTGTTTCTACAAGCGTAGGAGCGGCCGCTGCTGCTGGAGCAAACAGCTTTGGTACTGTCACTCTGGTTGGCGGTACAGTAACTGTTGCAACTACAGCAGTGACAGCAAGCTCTATCATTATCTTAACTCGTCAATCAGTCGGTGCAACTGGTGCAAATGATCTTGGCATTTTAAGTGTTGGAACCATTGTTGCAGGCACTTCATTTGATATCAACGCATGGACAGTGACCAACGCGACAGCGTTGCAAGCTGATGATTTATCTGTAATCGGCTGGATGATTATTAATTAAGGATAACATATGTCATTTGCGTTAAGCCCATATTTCCGTGAGGCTAAGCCTCTTGCGCAACGCTCGATTGCTGCTGCAAGTATCGGCGCTAGCTATTCCCTTGTTAGTTCTGTCTTTGGCGAGGGGGTTGTCACTATTATCATTGTATCGACACTCGACGAGAATGTTCAATTGTCGCTAGATGGCACAACGGACTTCATGCCGATGGTTGCAGGTGCAACATTTGTACTTGATATCAAGGCGAACCAAATTGCGTTGGGCGGATGGCGTGGTGTCTATGTCAAAGAGATTGGCAACCCTACTACTGGCTCGCTTTATGTCAGTGCTATAGGAGTTGAATAATGTCACAGTACTATCTAAGTGCAGGCGGAGGTGGAAGTACTGTTACTGGAACTGGTACAGATAAGCATGTTGTGAGATGGGACGGCACAGGGGTTCCAGTTATCCAAGATGGAGTAGCTCTTGAAACGGATTTAGGAGCTTTTCAAACATCTGACGGAACGTTAGCTTTACCGTCATACAGTTTTCTATCTGATCCGAGTGCAGGGATGTACACCGACACTGGCGTTGTTTATATTGTGGCTAATAGCAACAGCCTTTTAGAACTCGATGGAACAAATCAAACTGCCGACATCAACGCTATCACAACTATCACAGAAACGCTGCAAGTTGATGATGTAGTAACGTTTAACTCCGGGCAAGTAGTTAAGGTAACATCGAGCGCCATAAGTTTGAACGTTGATGCAACGATGTTTCAGATTTTAATAACTGATACGTCAGCGCCTCGCACGGTGACTTTACCCGCGGCTCCCACTGCCGGCACACAGTTTCGTATTAAAGATGCGACGGGAGCAGCTGGAACAAATAACATCACTGTTGATGTGACAGGTGGTGTTGTGACAATAGACGGAGCAACATCTCAGGTGATCAACATCAATTATGGTTTCATGACTGTGCTTTTTGATGGAACAGAATATTTTATAGTAGGATAAAACATGGGTTATAAGATTTTACCCGTCCCAGATGGCGGAACAGGATTAAATTCAGTAACTCAAGGCGACATTTTATATGCCTCAGGAGCTAATACTCTTGCTAAGTTGGCAAAGAACACTTCCGCAACTCGCTATATGTCAAACACCGGAACGAGCAACAATCCTGCATGGGCACAGGTTGATCTTTCGAACGGAGTTACAGGTAATCTTCCAGTTACAAATCTAAACTCTGGGACAAGTGCATCTGCATCTACGTTTTGGTGTGGTAATGGAACGTGGTCCGCTCCAGCCGCGGGGGGTGTCACGATAACAAAATATACAGCATCGGGAACATTTTCTAAAGCAGCCTCTACTAAATGGATTCAATTGATCATTTGGGGCGGCGGTGGTGGTGGCGGATCTGGGCGACGTGGAGCAGGCACGACTAACCGTGGTGGTGGAGGTGCTGGCGTAGGCGGCCCATTAACTGTGTTTGAAGGGCCAGCCAGTGTTTTTGATACTTCAGAAACAGTAACAGTCGGTGCAGGTGGTGCAGGTGGTTCGTCTATTACGTCAGATGACACAAGTGGTAACAATGGTACTATTGGTGGGGATTCATATGTAGGTAAAGTTTATGCTCAACAAGGGACGAATAACAACCGCGGATTAGCAGGAACGACTTCTGGTGGGAATGCTGGAACAGCCCCACAATTCACCAGTTTTAATACCAAACAGCAGGCTAATGGTAATAGCGGTGGGAACGGTGGAACATTCTCAGGCAACCCAGGACAAGATTTATTAGGATCATCGGCTACTACATCTATTGGATTTTTTACTTTGCCATTATCGGGCGGTGGCGGTGGCGGTGCAAACTCCTCGGACAACAATGGATCTGGGGGGGTAGGTGGTGGTTACTATTATCCAAGCACGGGAGCTGTAACATTATTGTCTGCTGGAGGTACTGCGGGTACAGCTGGAAACAACGGCGGCAATGGAACTAATGCACCAGCAACGACCACTGGCGGTATTTTATATGCTGGCACAGGCGGCGGTGGTGGTGGTGGTAGTGCCTCGGCAGCAGGGGGAGCGGGTGGAAATGGTGGTACTCCTGGTGGTGGTGGCGGCGGTGGCGGAGGCTGCGTAAATGGATTTGCATCTGGAAAAGGCGGAGACGGAGCTCGGGGAGAGGTCTGGATCATAGAATTCGCATAATAGGAGACTTATGAAGCACGCAATTGTTAATAAAGAAAATCGAGTGGTAAATGTTGTGATTTGGGAAGGTGCGGAATGGTTGCCACCTCGTGATCATATAGTAGTACGCAGTGATGTTGCCGGCATCGGTGATATTTACAATCCCGAAACAAATAGCTTTAGTCGCCCTCCTGAAGAAAATCTAGAGTAAAGCAGGTTTACATGTCAGCTCCATTGTTTCGAGAAGTCGGGTTGCCAGCCAAGAACATCAACAATCTTGCCTACGCAGGTAATCTTTTAAATATTGTCCCCATCGTAGGGCAAGATCGCGCGCCTACCTCAAATAATTACCGATTTCCTGTAAATACTTTCTGGAATAATACTGATGACTTAGCGGTCTCGCCGGATGCTAAGGGCGATCTTTGGTATATGTCCAAAAAAAGCCAGTATCAGGCTACCTGGGTAAAGCTGTCAGGAGGGGGGACAGGGCCGCTTCTACAATTTACGCCAAGTTCTGGCTCTGTTGTTTATCCTAATGCCACTACTGGCAATGTCAACATGACGGCGGGAGCTGGTATTACAATAACTGGAACCTCTGAGACGCTGACATTTGCATTATCAGGCGGAGGATCGGCTGTTGATTCATTTGCTGTTCAGGCGGTGACAGCGCCAGGCGTTACACCTGTTGAGCCCACAGCGTTAGGTCTTGTGACAATTAGCGGCGCTGCCGTCGCCAATCACAGTGTGCCCTTAGAGACGCGATCCCGCGCCCTCAATGCGTTTAATCTTGAGGTGCAATATGCAACATCGGCGGCGGCAACAGATGCAACAAAAAGCGGTCTTGCGCACTTTAACAACACACAATTTACCGTTGACGCTAACGGCTTTGTCGCTCTCGCAGGCGGCGGATTAGCCATAGACTCAATCAATGTTGATGCTAGCTCTGCTCCTGGAACTGACCCTGTAGTCCCGGATGGAACAGGGCAAATAACGGTTACAGGCGCTCAAGTTGCGCCTGGCACTGTTGGGGCTAATGTTATTCGTACCGATTCCCTAGCCGCAAACACATACACAATTGAGATTCAGCAAACAGATGTTGTCGCTGCAAAAGATACCACGAAAAACGGCGTCTCTCACTTTAACTCTGCGCAATTCACAAATGACGAGGGATTTATTTCGATCATATCGTCTGGCGATGTCTCTTCCGTTAATGTCCAAACCGTAACTTCAACTGGAGCATTCACATATACACCTACATCAGGAATGCTTTACGTCATAGTGGAACTTTGTGCAGGCGGAGGGGGTAGCGGTGGGGTCGCAGCGACTACAGGAAACGTTGCCATTTCTGGCGCTGGTACTGGTGGGGGATATGCAAAATTCTTGCTTACTGCTGCACAAGTAGGCGCTTCGTTAACAGGCAGTGTTGGTGCAGGCGGCACAGCCGGATCGGCTGGTAACAACGCCGGCGGTAATGGTGGCAATACCACCCTTGCGACAGCGGCCGCTTGGACTTGTACAGGGGGCACAGGCGGTGCAGGCGGTGCTGCTGGAGCTAGTGCTACAGTTAACGCAGCAGGCGGCGGCGCAGTAACAACAGGCACAGGAACCGTCATCTTAGCTATCACTGGCGGCCAATCCGGAAACGGAGCAGCAGCAGCAGCAACAGTGGCTATGTCGGGTAGTGGAGGCTCTAGTGGTCTAGGTGTAGGCGGCGCTAATGCTTTTGAAGCGGTTACATCCAACGGATCGAGCGGTCACCCAGGTTCTGGTTATGGTGCTGGTGCGGGGGGCTCAATTTCATATGGAACCGTCGCCGCTTTAGCCGGTACTGCAGGCACTCAAGGAATTGCAATATTTACGGAGTTTATAGGTTAACATGAAAAAGAAAAATGGCATTAAGAAAAAAGTCCTCAAGCATTTGAAAGAGGATATCCACGAATCTAAAGAATCGATTCGCGAAGATAAAATGCTGGCTAAAAAACTAAAGAAGAAAAAATGACCCGTTACATAATTCTTGCAATGTTACTTTCTTCATGCACAATCAATTTCGTTGTAACTCATACCCAAGGTACAGCCGATGATGTTGTCGACAATACGCCACAAGTTACGGCTGATGTATCGCCAACTATTGAAGCTTCCTATCTCTAGAAAAGAGAAAATCCCCTTTGATGCTGAATGGCACGCTTTTATCCATAGGGCAACAGACGTTTATGTCTGCTGCCTCTGTGTTGCGTTTAGCGCCCTGCTAATCTACGCTTTCCTTTACGTCGCTAAGCAATAGCCTCCAATATTCCGATCCTGGCTTGCGGTATTGCTCCAGATCAACGTTGCGCAGCTCCGGAATCTTGTTATAGTCAACATTGCCTTTACGCGAAGCGCGGACGAACGTCAGGCCGTGGCCTTTAGCTGGCATACCGTTCGATATGATCGCTAATTGCTCTCTAATGCCCTTCTCTTCCTCGTCAAGCTCACTGCGCACCTTCTGAATGTTCTTGTACCGCTCAGCAAGTTCACGCCATTCATCGGTCTCTATTTCAATATAACCAGAATCTGGTTTTGTGAAGGTCTGCAAGCTGTCCCAGAATGCTTTTGCTTTCGGCATGTAGTTCTCCAAAAAGGAATCGTCGCGCATCACTATGACAACGGCGCCCTTGTCCCCGTTATAGCTATAATAATAGCATTGCTGGACATTAACGACCTTCATTTGATGCTGCATCTGGGCCAGGTAATAGGGCGGCACGATCCCGTTTTCTGCCTGCTCATGCAGCTTATCGTTGCCGCACTTGATCTCAAGAATCGACATGCCGTCCTCGCTGATGCCGTCGAGCGATGCCATTAGCCATTGGTGTTCGTCGTTGATGAAGACGGCAGGGCGGAATTTCTTGCCAACTAGCTCTTCGAATGATTTCCTTGCCTCAGGCTCCAACGCTGTTCCGCGCTTCATTGCCTCATTGACGAAAACGGCGTCAATGCCCAGCTTCTCACGCCACAGCTTCTCAGGTGACTTAAAACCAATGCCTAGGATGCAAGCTGCGTCGCTGGCTCCAATCTTATTTGCCCTCAGCGTGTGCCATGCAGGTGATCCCTGTTCTACAATAATTTCCATTTGTGTTATCCTTTCTTTGCGATGATTTCGTTTGAATGACGAGCGGCCGCATGGCAAACGGGCCATGCGGTCGTATTTTATGCCTCGAGAATCGAGTCTTCTTTCTGTAGACGCAATACCTTTGCGTTAGTCGCTCTTTCAAGCACTAGATCAAATTGGTCGATAGGCAGCTTATTAAGCCCTTCAATGCGATAATGAGCCAGCACCTTTGCCAGATATGCCTTATCGCCATCAATGGCCTCTAAAAGCAAATCTAGCTGCTTCTGATCGATTGTTGCTTTATCCGCTGGAATCTCCATATCGAATAGCCCTTTAGTTGCCTCTTGCTTCGAGCAGCTAAATGGATCGTCGCCGGTAAACAGATAGTGCAAGCAGCATGGCTTATCGCGGAATGCTTGTTTGATCTCTTCGCTGAGCGGCTTCGGTGCTACAGGATTGACGATATATTTCGTCTCTTTGCCCTCACCCTTCTTGATGACCTTGATGTCATACTGCGATGGATCACCCCAGTCCGCATCAGTAGCGAGCATTTGGATAGGCTTGATGACCGTCGCTTGTTTAACAGTCAGGATGCGAATCATCTCCGTACCGTAATCCCAGACAACGAACGACAGGAACGGTTTGAGTGGTTTGTCTTTGTCGAGCGGCTTAGGCGGCTTGTTGTCGACCGTATAACGGAGCGGCTTGTTGCCTTCCCATTCTTCGTAGCCCGTGACTGGCAGCGACAAAATGCGGAAGCGTGTCTCGCCTTCTTTGATGTTCATGAAGTTGTCACTTGATGAAGCTAGTTTAAAATCTTCTGGAAACCAGTTTATATTTGCCATTTTAAAATTCCCTTTTGTTATTTAATTCATAAAAATCATTCAACATTTCATTCATTTGTTTGATATCATGCAGAGCACTATCCCTGTCCGAATCAAACAATCTGCCAAGGCGTACATAGGATAAGTAGTTCTCTACCCGTTCCTCTAGCTGCCTTAAAACGCTATTGATTATCTTTTCCATTTACAAGTCCCTTTTTGTTCTTAACAATATGACGCTCAACTAGCTGGGTTTGGTAGCCCAGTCACCTAGGAGCTTTTCATATACTCTAAAATATACCACGAAGGTAAATTTATGTCAACCTTCACTCAATTCCTAATGCGTATAATTTTGATTTAGTGTATAGTTTTTGGCCATAGGAGGAAATATATGATACTGAGAGAATATCTTAAAGAAAATCGTATTACTGTAAAAGATTTTGCGAAAAAGCTAAATGTGAGCAGACAGCACTTAAATAGAGTGGTTTGCGGCACATACAAACCAGGCAAGACACTCGCAAAGCTCATAGAGTTAGAGACTAACGGCTTGGTAACGATCGCGGACTACGATAAACCCCAGGAATATTTCGATATTCATAAGGGATAGAAAGGCTACCTTTGACAAGAAACGTCTTCAAGACATAAGATTCGGTGAAATAAAAACGCCCTCTAGAACGCATCAACGGACTAGAGGGCTAAACCAATGGATCTGAAGCTGACCCAAAATTTAATTCGTGGAAGAATTAATATCAAGAGTCTAACAGAAAACTTAAGAAAAAATCAACCTTAAGTAATTTGTTGGCGTCAGAGCAGATCCTTCAACCGAAGGACACTAGCAATGAAAGCCCTAACCGAATTCACCACAACCTTCTTAGACATCTTCCTCATCCAAACCAAATGCGTAATCGCTACATTCCGTTATCTACATTGGTTCTCTCGTCAGAAGCGTGCCGTCTTCCCGTCCCTTCAACGCATCGCCGATGCAATCGGCTTTTGCAAACGCCAAGTCCAGCGTGCCATCGATAAGCTGATCAAATTAGGTTGGCTGAGCAAGATTTACCGCCATCGACATTCGTGTGTCTACTTTGTTCCAGAGGAACTCAAAAAGCTCGATATATCTGACAAAAAAATATTTGAAATTAACCTTCAAGATTATCCCGATTTGTCCTCCAAATGTCCTGCAAATGTCCACCCTAGTATTAAGTCTTCTTCATCGGTAAAGTCATTATCTGATGGTGACGGGAATGACTCTAGAAATGTCCTAGAAGATTCGGAAAAAGCTTCGGAAAAAGTAGTGATTCCTCATTGCATCAAAATTGCTGGTCTCACAGACAACGAAAAGTATATAATAGCGAAGACGTTTTCGGTCCATGAGATCGAAGAATCGGTTTACTTTGCCAAAAAGTTAGTGAGCGCTAAACAAAAAATCTACAATCTAGCCGGTTTTTTGATAGCAACATGTAAACGAGTCAGAAAAAAACAAAGAGGATTTTGAAAAATGAAAAAAGAAAAAAAATCAAACACTAAACTAAAAAAACAAAACGGTAAAAATTTGTTTATAACGAACATTAGAAATATTTTTGAAAAAATAATGCCTGGCTTGCAAGAAGGAAAATGTTTAATAAAAGATGGATTAATTAATCTTTCTAAAGAAGACGATGAATTACTTCAAAATGAAGATAATACAGAATATATTGTCATGTTAACTATTATGATTCAAGCTTATCCAAAAAATGAATGTGAATTTGAAAATGGGGATGAAGAATTATTACAACACATCAACTCCTTCATTCTAATGATATCTTTAGCAAAACTTTTTAAATATAACCTAATTAGTTTAGAATATGGTAAGAATAAGATAGATCCCGTTTTTCTAGAGCAAACCAATTTAAAAGCTAATGATATTCCATATCCCTATTCGCATCCAATCCCCTAACATAGCGGAGCATTGGACTAAGAGGCATAAGCGAAACAAGCTTCACTCGATGCTCATAAGATCGGAATTGTCAAAGGTGAAAAAGCCCGCGTTGCCCTGCGCCGTTACCCTGATCCGGAAAGGAGCCAGTCCGATGGACTACGATAACTTGGTGTATTCCATGAAGCCAGTTCGCGACACCGTCGCCGATTGGCTATTGCCTGGATTAGCTGCTGGCCGTGCTGATGGCGACCCTCGCATCACTTGGCATTACAAGCAAGAGCAAGGTTACCCTTATGCCCTGCAAATCAGTATTGAGCCTGCCGATTAGGTTACCGATTGCGGCAGGCGGACCGGGTAGCGTTGTGCTGCGCGGCCTTTATGTATAATAATAGCAATCTATTTCGATAGGGCGATCATCGTAGCCACAAGCAGCGTCGATATCAACGCCATCGTCAAAGTAACCATCCTCGTCATCCTCATCCTCGACGTTTCCGTCGCCGTCATCATCGGGCTCATACCACCAACTTGGTCGCTCCATATTAACCCCTCCTTTCAAAATCACTCACATTACATAAATTGTACCACAAAAGATATAATATACCAACAAAAATATTGTTGCACAGCTTTAAAATATTCGCTACTATCAAGTTATGACTTCAGCCAACGTTCAATTTATCGACCTAAAGAATTTAAAGCTTAGCGATAAAAACCCTCGCAAAATAGACCGCAACCAATTCGCTAAACTTTGCGACTCCATCTCCGAAGACCCCGATTTCCTCATTGCACGGCCTGTACTGGCACAAGAGATCGATGGCGAGTATTGGGTATATGCTGGCAATCAACGCGTCAGAGCAGCCAAAAAACTAGGATGGAAGAAGATTCCCTGCATCATTGACAAAGACGTACCAGAGCACCTCATACGCCGCCGCACTGTCGCCGACAATATTCACCACGGCGAATGGGATTTTGATATACTTAGCGGCCTCTACGACCCCGTCGAACTGCTTTCATTCGGGATGTTAGAAAATGATTTACATCTAGATATTGGCAATGTTATAACTAAAGAAGATACCGAAGAAAACGACTGTGAAAAGTGTCCCGAGTGTGGACAGAAACTTAAAAAAAGGAATCGAGAATGAGCGCACCAGAAGTACAAGCAGTAGAAGCACCAGCACCCCAAGTACACAACCAATACCATTTGCCTTCGATTATCGAGAACCTCGAAAAGGATCTGGAAAACAAACAAGGTCTTATCGAGACGCTTGGAAAAGATGTCGAAATTATTGTAAATTTAATTAGCAAGATTAAGGAATTAGTTTAATATGGGCATCCCAGGCGTTCCATTTGAAGATTGTCATGAGAAGCAAGAGATAGTCGACGCCCTAAAAAAGCACGATGGGAAAATTTCTTATGTGGCTAAGGAATTAGGCTGCGCTCAAGATACAATCTATCGCTATATGGATCGCCATCCCGATGTTAAAGAAGCCCGCATCCAAGCTCAAAAAGCATACCTCAACAAGCGTCTTGATGTGTGCGAAAGCGTGCTTGATGTGCTTGCTAATAAGGTCCATACAGACCCCAGCCATGCACTAAAAGCGGCCATGTACACACTTAATAATCTAGGCAAAGAACGCGGCTACGCACCCACTGAAGTGCGCGCAGCTCACCCCGATTACAGCGATCTTGTAGACAAGACGCGTGACCCCACTAACAAAGCTGGCTCCAATTAGCTTGTTGTGCCGCCCAAGAATTAAAACCCTTGGGCGGTTTTTAATCTTCTAAATCCTCACCTTTTTTGATTATAGACATTTTAACCTGATTGACAACGATTTGAGCAGCGTTGGTGATGTTTGCTCCCTTTTCAATCATGAATGAAATAGCGCTTGCCAACACCCTCAATTTGCGTAGAACGGTAGCAGGGGAGCTAACTCCAATCACGCCACTATTTTCATTATTTCTGCTTCCTCCCCGTCGCACAGTGCTCGACAACATTTTTGTGGACATGTCGCGTACCATGTCGGGTGTCAATTCTCCAAGGGGGCAATCCATTAATTCCCTAAACTCGATACCGCATTTCTCAAAATCCTGTATCGTTCTCTTTGGAAATTTTTTAGCAATGAGATCCTCTATCTTAAACTGAATGCAATCGCCAATAGTAATAAGATTTTCCGCTGGAACTTGGAAGTTTTCCATATTGTCGATCAAATCTTCATGATACTTTACCCATATCTCAGCAGTAGTGCGATCGGAGAAAGTCGCGTTCATCTCCCTATTTTTCTTTCTTATTACGGCACGGAATTTGCCTTTCCTCTCACTGATTGTACCCATATTTTTCCTTTAGTCGTTGTAAAAATAGCATAAAGTTTGCCTCCAGAAATGAGGTGTTAGATTCAAAAAAAAATATTCCCTTATTTTGAAGTTTTTTTTTCTGATCTGCCGTAATCCCTTTGGATTGTAAATAGGTGGCAAAGTCTGAGATAACCTCGATCTTTTCTTTTTCAAGGACATAATCGGACAACGAGATCTCTTGAAGCTCTCTATTCAGTTCGGTGAGCCTTATCCCATCCCTATAATCGCGAGTGAACGAGGCATCTTTTCGCTCGTCGGCAATAACATTAAAAGTGCAGATTTTATGGGCGTTATCGGTCAGCTCATAGACGAGACACTTATTTTTCCCAGGAAAAAGACGCGTTCCACGTCCGAGCATCTGGCAATAAAGTGACTTTGACTTTGTGGGTCTTGCCATGATGATTGCCTCAATGCTCGGCTCATCAAATCCCTCAGTCAGCAGTTGGCAATTGGTTAATACGTCGATTGCACCACATTGAAACTTTTGTAGTACCTCGCGCCGATGTTGCATTGATTGCTTTCCTGAGATGTGCGCTGCCTTAATCCCTTTTTCTTTACGCATATAGTCCGCAAGCTTTTCGGCGTGTTCGACGGAGAGGCAGAAGATAAGAGTTTTTTTTCCAGTGCAATTTTCTTGATATGTTTTATAAATCAATGAATTACGACTATAATTATCCAAAATCTTTAATTCTGTAGGGGTAAAATCTCCCGTTTTCCCAGCGCTCTTTAAATCATACTTTGTTTTAATTCTGTAGCATTCCAAATCGCAGAGAAATCCGTCTTCAATGAGTTCATAAATTGTTTTCGCATAAGTAATAGTGTCAAAGATGTCCAGCAAACATTTTCGGTCGGTTCGTTCAGGAGTTGCAGTAAATCCTATTAGTTTATAGTGAGGATTGAATTCGGAATAAGCATTAAGAAAATTAAGGTATGTTTTACACATTGTTTTGTGTGCTTCGTCAACAATGATATGATCGAGGTTTTCGCCTATGAGAAAATCAATTGTGGATTGAGCACCTAAAGAATTTGCGCAGATGATATAAATTTTTCCTTTAGATGGGAATCCACGATCACCTTTAACAACAATTTCCGCTTTTCGATAGAAAAATTCTGCACTTTCTGCAATTTGTTCCTGTAAATCCCTAGTAGGAACAATGATTAATGCTTTTTTACTGTGCTCTTGCAGATATTTTAAGAAAATGACCGTTTTTCCTGACCCCGTTGGGAGTTGGATAAGCTGCTTACGTACATTTTTTTTCAATATATCTAAACATTCAATTTGATAGTCTCGCAGCTTCATAAAAACCGTTCCTTTTGCCAGTAAATGGGTGAATAATTTATCTGGAGTGGATATCATAGCGCATAACTGATTAATTGTCAATCAATAGGTAAATATGTCCGAGATAGACCCGCGCTTGAAAGAAGCATTGAAAAGCCGCGAATGGCGCCTAAATAATCTTTATTACATTAAAAATAAGCAGGGTCAAAAGATTAAGTTCTGCATGAACTGGGCGCAAAAGGAGCTATTTGATAACCTGCATAACCGTAATATTATTTTAAAATGCCGCCAGCTCGGTGTGACGTCATTTTTTAGTTTATACTTTCTTGACCATTGCTTGTGGAATTCAAATATTAATGCGGCTATCATTGCCGACATCGCGGCTAACTCGCGTGAAATCTTCATAGATAAGGTAAAATATGCCTACGATAGCCTCGATCCCTTCTACAAGAACATGGTGCAAGCGCATCGAGACAGTGCTACGGAACTGCGTTTTTCTAATGGATCAACATTTCGAGTTTCAACAAGTATTCGAAGTTCGACACTTCAGCTCCTACATATATCAGAATTCGGCAAGATATGTCGCGACGAACCCAAGAAGGCTGACGAGATCGTATCGGGCGCTCTTAACACCGTTCAAAGCGATCAATTCATAACTATTGAGTCAACGGCTGAGGGCAGCGCTGGCCACTTCTATGATATGTGCAAGCGCGCGGAATCATTTGGCGCTTCTGGTAAGCTATTGACTTCGCTAGATTATAAGTATTTTTTCTTCCCGTGGTGGAAAGAGCCGTCATATAAATTAGGCGCCTACATTGAGCCAAATAAAGAAATGCGCGAGTATTTTGAGAAGCTAGAGTCCAAGGGGATTTTCTTAGGCGGCGAGCAACAGGCATGGTATATAAAGAAATATGAGGAGCAGGGCGATGCCATATATAAAGAATTCCCGTCAGTGCCCGAGGAGTGTTTCCAGGCTTCGGCAAGCGGTCTCTATTATGGCAGGCATATTACTGTTGCTCGTCTTGATAAGCGCATATCTAGCGTTCCTTACGATCCTAATGCCCTTGTTCATACTGCTTGGGATTTGGGTTTTGGTGATTCGACGGCTATTTGGTTTTTCCAATTAGCAGGGCGGGAGATTCACATTATCGATTTCTATCAAGACACGGGCAAATCGTTGCCTGAGTATATCCATCATTTGAAACAGAAGCCTTACATTTATGGCGAGCATATTGCGCCGCACGACATCAACGTCCATGAGTTTAGCACGGGGCTAACGCGGTTAGAAGTTGCCGAAAATCTAGGTATACATTATACTGTTGCGGACAAGATATCACCGAGCGAAGGGATTGACTCAGTGCGGGCAATTTTCCCTCGTCTCTGGTTCGATGAAAACCGTTGCAAGGAGGGCATCCGTATGCTTGAGAACTATCGCAAGCAGTGGGATGACCGTTACGGCAAATGGAGCGACAAGCCATTTCACGACATCAGCAGCAATGCTGCCGACGCGCTGAGGTATATGGCAGTCGGTCTTGGAAAAATAACAAGTGGCGCCTCGTCTGTTAAATCGGACTTCGAGGCTGCGCGCAAATTCTGGGGTGGATGATGAAAAAAGTTGAATGTTTTACATCTAGTAGCGAGCGCTGTGTTTCAACAAAAATTAATGCTTGGTTAGATAAAAGGCCAGGTTTTAAATTAATTGATGTCAAATATCAAGTATATATTGATAACTGTAATGAAGTCACGGATGCAGCACTTTTAATTTATGATGATGGGGAAAATGATGAAAACTGATGAAGAATATGAAAAAATGAATACAGAATTTTTTGAAATTAATATGAAACACTTTGAAAAAAACAATTACACAGGGCGTGAAGCTTTGAGTGCTTTGGGAACTTTATTTGTAACGTCTGCGGTAATGCTGGGTATGGATCGAACTACTTTTAAAAATTACCTAGTTATTTTAGAAGACGCTTTCGCTAGTAAATATTCAGGTAATGAATAAATGAATTATACTCTTATTGATTTTGTATCAATTCTTGGCTTCGTTAGCAGCTGCCTTTTTTTATGTATGGCTGCATACAGATATTTCCAGGCATGGAATGAATTGAAGACTGCAACAAAGCTACGAGAAGAAGCTGAACAACTATTACGGCGTGCTACTTTTTATGCAAATGAAACAATGTATTTTGAACGCGATTACCCCTATCCAGATGAGGAAAAATGAAAAAGATTGTAATTAGCTTGCTAGCTAGCGGTTTACTATTTGGAGCTGCCAGTGCATCGTTATGCGACTGCTACCAATTGCAGGGCGCGACGGAAAAGGTTTATACTTATACACCTCACAATTGGGTTGCCTATGGAACATTTCAAGCTGATCCTTTTACTTATATCGATAACCCCGAGACTAATCTTTTAGGGATCGAAGGCGAAGTATCGCTGCCGTATACCGTGCCTGAAGGGTATTGTTTGACAATTGACTACCTACAGATTGAAGGACCTGCTGGTCCGCAGGTAGGGATGGCGCTATGGCTAGGCGATTATCCTTGCGAGAACAGCAAATCGATTATTAGCTGTACGACAGCAGGGGGTAGCACTCAATTGCAAGGAATGCTAATCACTATTCCTGAAGGCCAGACTGTTAATATTCGCGTAATGAACAACACCGCAATACCTTGGTGCAATGGTTTTTATTTGCAGGGTCAGCTTATGCCGGTGGAGGAACGTTAATGTTCGGAAACAAAAAAGTATTAGAGCGACTGGATGAAATCGAGAGTCGCTGTAACGACCGCTATGAATATTTGTTAGATGAAGTCGAGGGTCTAAAGGCTCAGATTATGTTATTACGGAACGAAACAAGACTTACACGTGATTTAGAAAAAATACGTGAAAAATGGGAAAAAAAGGAAGAAATTGAAAAAAAGAAACGAGGGCGCTCACGCAAGATAAAGCCTATCGTTGAAGAAAAGCTTGAAGAGCCTAAAGTATACAAGACAAAAGCACGCGACAAACCCAAGGGGTAGCACGATGGATTATTACATAGTTGACACGCACGACGAACAGCATGAAATCGCTGGCGATGGATTCTCAATTGATAACTCAATTCTTAAGATTCATCGCAACCAGCGGGTCATTGGCGCTTTTTGCAAGTGGAATTGGTTCCAAATTAGAGGGGAAGGATCGGCTTGTGAGGAAGGGGATCAGCCTACAGTTCCGCCATTGCAAGACATTATCGACATTCTTAAAAAACTTGGTGAGAAGCAGTGATTGAGCTGACCGAAGAGGAGAAAAAGCTACCCATCTGTTTCGATTGTTTCGAACGGTTGGGGCTGCGAGTGGATAGCTACATTGAAAAGAATTCAATTTGGCATGGGACCTGCGGGTTTTGCAACAATCACAAACGAGTTTTTCCTGTCACGGAGGCCGATAATTTATGAAAGTGCTTTGGATTAGATCTGAGGATACAAATAAAAAATTTATTTTGAACTTAGATAATGTAATAACTATATCTCAAGACGGATGTAATGTTGTTTTTGAATTTACTAATTCTTTAACAAATACATCTGTTTTAGAATCGCCTGAAAAGGCGCAGGAATTTTTAGAAACGATTTTTTTATTAATGAAAAAAGGATAAATATGAAAATTACACCGTTAAATAAAAGAGTCGTTGTTAAGCGTGATTTATCGGAAGAGGTTACAGCAGGTGGCCTTTACTTGCCCGATTCTGCAAAGGAAAAAGTTCCACGTGGAACAATCGTTGCGCTGGCTACCGAATGCGATTTGGCGTTGGAGGTCGGGCAAACGGTGCTATTCCATGACCGCGCGGGGTACAAGGTAGAGCTAGATGACTCTAAAGATGATTATCTGGTGCTTAACGAGTTGGATTTGATCGGGGTAATTAGTTGATAATCAGATTCCCTTTAGCGCCTTTGATCGTTTTAATTTGCATATGGGCAAATCAATTATTTTTTATATTTCAAATTAAAGACAACTATTTAGTTACAGTTTTTATTTTGATCTATTTTTTTCAGTTGATAGCCTGGATTGCACTGTTTAAAGGGATGACTGTGAGGAAAAGGGAGTAGTGAGCCGATAGCTTAATGCAAAGCACCGGTCGAATAAACCGGGGATGGGGGTGCAAGTCCTGCTCGGCTCCATTGGAGCTATTAGTGTAGTGGAAACACGCATCCTTGTCACGGATGAAGCAAAGATTCAATTCCTTTATAGCCCGAATTACCAATTTCCTACCAAAATCTACCAAATTGGTAATTGGTACTATAAAGCTGGCCGATAAAATGGCCGTAAAGGAAGTTTTCATGAACAAAGAGCTTATCAACCATCTCCATAACGTAGGGCGCGCGTAGCATATGATTGAAGAGTTGCTTTCGCGAGATATCTTCGAGCAAATCGGGAAGCACAATCAATACTGGAATAGCGAGCATGAGATTGAATGCGAGAAGCTGGAAGAGGCGCGCTGTCAACTAAACGGCATCCTGTATGCGATTTACGAAATTCAAGAAGCCTTAAGGCTACCAGAGGAAGAATGAAACATAATGATGGTTGGATAGAAACCTCCAAAGAACTTCCCCCTTGTGATGGAACCTATTGGGTTGCTAATCACATAAAAATAGATACTGCTGAGGATAGGGAAAAATATCAGTGTGAACCTGCTTATTACGATGGAATCGGCTTCATATTAGCATACTATAGCCCAAAAGTTTATAGGCCAGTTCAATACTGGAGGAGTTATGAGCCTGTAGAAAAAAGATATGGTAAGGTGGAGGAATAATGCACATAACAAAGGGACCCGTAAAAGAGGGGTTTTACATTACTTCATCCTGTGGGTGTGGTGATTGCTCGGCTATTACACTAGAGCATGTTCAATTGATGGAGGAAACCGTTTCTTTTAGCTTTTCTCCTGATGAAGCTAGAGAATTGGCTAAGGCTTTAATAGAAATTGCTGACGATTACGATAATGGCATAGCAACACCTATGGAATATGGAGAATCTCCAATATTTGCAGACAGAGCGGCTAAATTAGCTTATGAGGCAAGAAAATGAGCGGCGAATGTGAATCCTGCGGCGAACATGATGTGGATTGTGAATGTGAACAAAAATCGATATATGTAAGTTTAAAATTTCAAATGCCTTATAATGGAACATTAGAAATTATTGCTTCAGAACCCGTTAATGAATTTGAAATAGGTGCTGAAGAAGTAATAAAAGGAATTACTTATTCTTTATGCTGGAATGGCAAGTATTTACCTTGGTGTACAAAAACTAAAAGTGAGGCAATTGCAATGGCATTTGCCTGTCAATATGGCGCTCAAGAGGTATTGAGATGATAGTATTCACATTAGACGCATTGGCAGACGACTCGCACAGACGGCATTTGATTGGTAATTTGCATTGGGAGTTTTGCCAAGATCCCGTTGGTTGTCATTGCGGTATAAAACCCGACTACCCCGCGTATTACGAAGCGTGCAATGGGGATGCGCCTATCATTCCGGTAATATCAATGCTAAGATCATTGTGGTCTATACATGACTACAATGTCATAGAAATCTGGTCGGATCATCCTGAATCAAATCGAAATAAAATATATGAATGGACAATGAAACAAGGTATTCTGAAAGGCCCATTGAAGCTCCGACCTAACGGCAATGCCCAACCGCAAGAAGAGTTGTTTGAAGGGTGGCTAACTGAGTACATGAAATACCCAGAGTTACCAATTGCATCACCAGAAAATGAAGGCATGGTTTATCGAAGGAACGATTTACCCGAAATGGTCTTCTCAAGCCACAAGCCAACGATTGAGATGTTCAGGGCGAGAGGGGTGTTCGTGTTTGATTGTAATCAGGGGGGATGATGAATTTACCACATAGCACGCCCGAACAGATAAAATTCTATGATGATTTAGATGAGTTATTAGAGACATATCATCTTTCTTTAGTGGATATGTGGAGAGATAATGAAAAAGACAGTTTTTTTAAATCTTTTAAAGAGAAAAAATGCGCATTTCTTACAAAATACTGTCCTAAACGTAATCAGGAAAATTTACCTTCCACCTAAATCTTAGGCATATCATGAAAACATGCCTAAAAATTGAACAAATTTGTGCATATGTGCCACGTGTACATATGTCTTGGGGTGCGCTTAAACCGCGCAACCCCCTTTGAGCTAAACCTAAATAGCTGATACAATAACATTGGAGGCTTCAATGTTTTCTGTACAGCCAACGCTAGAACTACATCCGCACCAAGAGTTTCACTTTGCCGACGACACCGACTCGGGCGGTTGCTGCTGTTGCTGGCGATCGAGAAGCCGCAAGCCCAAAGAATACTACGTCAATCGCCATGCAGAACTTACCCCGATGCGCAGCACGACCAAGAAGGTTGAAGCGCGCATTGTGGCTAACCGCCGTCTTGCTGAGATTGTCAAAAAGAAGTTCGAGGATACGCCAATTGAGGATAATCTGCTGTTTGATAAACTCCGCGAGCGGATAAACTACAGCTTTGAGAGTGAAAGGATAACGGAAGACCGGTTGATCGAGATTATACAGGCTATCCGCGAGATTAAGGCGGAGTTAAGCCAAGAGGACGGTGCAAGTGAGTAGATGGTTGAAATTTGAAGATGAAATGCCTCCTTTAAATGTTTGTGTGCTAATGTGCGATTGCTACAGTAACATCGTTACGTTGGGAAGAGTCATTAGGGAAAGGGAGGGTGAGGTTATCCTTGCCACCATGTTTGTCGAGAATCTGGAGGCAGACAGCAGCCCGACGCATTGGATGCCTTTGCCTGAGCTACCCAACACAATGGATGACGACGCAAACGAAACGGTCAGATTTCTATAGATACCTTTACTTTTAAAGGTTCTACTATGCAAATTAAGGTTTAATTTACATAGTAGGTTTCATTTGAAAAACAACGACCCTATCTTCTGGCCAGGTGAGCAGGTCGATCTTTCTTTGCGTCAAAAGATGGATCGAAACTACAACGATTCGATAAATATTTTACAAACACAGTGGTATCAGGCCGATCTTGACCAGCGGTTTTGCATGGGAGATCAGGATATCTGGGGACTGATATTCCCAGGGGTAGCAACTTATCGACGTAAAATATTTAATTTCAATATGATAAACAGTAAGATTCAGATGGTATCGGGCTATCAGCGCCGGAACCGGAAGACGACTGTTGTTATGCCGGTAATGCACGAGATGCAGAAAACCGCAGATCAGATGACGAAATGCCTATTCCACGTGCACAATCAATCTGGCGCCTACCAAGTCTATTCAGACGCATTCGAACAGGGCGCACTTGTGCAGGGTTTAGGCTTCATCTCTATTTTCAAAGACACAACTTGCGATCCTGTGTCGGGGGATATCAAACTGCGTTATGTAGATATGAAGGCGTGTCTATTTGACCCATATTTCCGTAAGCACGATGGGTCTGACATCAGGTTCTTCCGCACAAGGCAATTTTTTGATATTGAGGAGGCGGCCGATCTCTATCCGCAATTCAGGGATGAAATCCTAGCGCTACCGCGCGGCTCGTATCGTGATGACAAGTTTTATTATATGCCTGAAGTCTATCAGATTCAATTCCCTAACTTAGTGGCTCTGGATGAGTATTGGTATCTGACTAGTCGCGAATGCACCTATTTAATAGACACGGAAACGGGCGAGACGCAGGAGGCTCCGGCGGACGAAGAAGATCTTCGCGTTATGTTGAGCGAGTTTAAGGGTCGTCTAAAGGTCGTTAAACAGCCTAAGCCAACCTATCGTCGAACTATTATTCTTAACGATCGAGTGTTAATTGATGAAGCAAATCCCTACAAAATCGACAGACTGCCATATGTACCTGTTTTGGGATATTTTACTCCTGATAGCCCCTATTATGCCTATAAATTTAGGGGAATTGTTCGGGACTTAAGAGACGCTCAATATCTGTATAACAGACTAAAGGTAAGCGACCTAGATATTCTTGAGAGCCAGCAGCAGGGTCTTAAGATCAAAGAAGGTGCGCTCGTTACGCCAGAGGACGGCTTAAATCAGGGTCATGGCCGAATGCTGGTTGTCAGCAAAAAAGCGGCAATGGAAGACGTGCAGCCTTTAGATATCCGTCCGCCGTCGCCGGTTATGTTGCAGATGGAAGAGATGCTCAAGCAGGCAATGGGTGAGATCTGCAACATCACGGATGCAATGCTTGGTATTGAGGATAGTAGCGCGTCGGCTATTCAGACAATGATCAGAAATAGCGCTGGGGTGACCACGCTACAGCGTCTTTTCGATCAGTTTGACGAGGCGCAGCGCCTTTGCGGTGATATTATTGTTGAAATGATACAAAAGAACTGGACTTATGGGAAGATTAGACAGGTTATTGGCGAGGAGCCTACGGCAGAATTCGATAACAAGGCTTTCTTTAAGTACGGTTGCAAAGTCGTACAAGGAATTCTTACAGAGACCCAGCAGCAAATGGAATTGCAGCAGCTGCTTTATCTTCGTGAGACTACCGGAATTAACATTCCATCCGAAACAATTCTTAAAGCCGCAACCTTACAGAATAAAGACCAGCTCATTAAAGCGGTCGTCGAGCGCGAGCAGGCCGAGCAGCAGCAAGCGCAGCAGATGCAGCAATTGCAGATGCAGCAACTGCAGGTCGACACCGAGACCAAGCTTGCATATGCACGCTCCCAAGATGGTCTGGCAAAAGAACGCGTAGCGAAGATTCAGACGGATAAGGCTGTTGCCGTCGATAAGCTGCGTCGAGCGCATCAAGAAGATACCCATAGTGCCCTTAACGTTATCAAAGCGCTAAAAGAGCTTCAGGGAATGGATCTCGACAACATGGTCAGAGAGCTTGAGCTTATTAACGGCATAACAATGGCAACGCAGGCATCGACTCCAACCGAGACAGGAGGAAGCATGCCAGTAGAACAGCCGCGTATGGATCAGCAAAATC